ATGCAGAAGTCATTGTACAGAGGTTTTTTCATTGAAAATAAAACAGGTGTTCCTGATGACTGGAAAGTATTGATTAAAAATAAGGTGTTACAAGGTCACTTAAGTGCTGTAAAAAAAAGTATCGACTGGTGGAGTGATACGGGCTCAATCATCCAGCCTAAAGAGTTTGGCGATATGGGTGAAACTGCGATTAACGAGAAACGAGATAAATTCCAGAGTGAAGATTACAAAGGTTTTCAAATTAAGAATGACACCGGTGAAGTAAACACTTGGTATTGTTTGTATCATGGAAAACTTGCGAAGGGCTCGTTAACAGCCATAAAATCCTTTTTGGATAAACACGAAAAATAATTTACAATTCACCATCATTTAAAAACGAGATTAATTATGTCTTTAGTATATTCAACCGATATTGGCCGCATTAAACAAGAAGAAGTAAAACAAGAGCGTCCAAAAGGTGATGGTATTGTTCGAATTCAACGTGAAACTAAAGGCCGTAAAGGCAAAGGTGTTTGTGTTGTTACTGGACTTGATATGGAAGATGCACAACTTAAGTTATTAGCGGCACAACTTAAAAAAGTATGTGGCTGTGGCGGCGCAATTAAAGATGGCGACATTGAAATCCAAGGCGACAATCGCGAAAAGATTAAAGAATTCTTAACTAAGCAAGGCCACACAGTAAAACTTGCTGGTGGTTAATCATTAAGTTCTTAGTGAAAGCTAATAATCATTAGATAGATACGAAGTATTATTTAGTGATTATTAGCTATTTTATGGTAAATAAGATTATGGTTAAATTAGCTGTTATTGAAAGAATTAATAGTGATGGGGAAGCTAACACGTGTGAATATCAAGTATGGCTAAACACTATTTAACATAAGATATATAATGCGCACTGAGCCACAGCTTCTTTAGGGGTGCCAATCCACATAGCCAAGCCTCCGCAAGCCGTTGATATCGCTTGCAAACCTCGACTATTCAACTTTTTTGCAATGTCTTCCCAGAGCTTTTTGATAATCGGATTTTCATTACGATCAGCCTGACAACCAAGCAAAGCTAACTCAGGTTCAATACTTGCACCTTGAGCAAGAAAAAGCGCTTGTGAATCAGATAGATGGCGACGCTCTTTTCTGAAATCAGTAATTCTTTGTTTAGGTATATTCAAATCCATAGCTATTTGCTTGTCTTGTACGTAATTCTGCGCCTTTTTATATGCGTCTAACAGTTCATTTTGATACATGGCAAATCCTCCGTTTTTTTAATTGTAGCTTAAAAGTCACCCGTTTTGGTGTCTTGTGGTATCCGAAATTGGTGACTATTATAGTCACCATATCTGGTTACACCGACTCGCAGCGTTTTACCTTGTCTTTATTGCGTGTCGGTCTTTTTATTACTTGGGGCTTTCAATGATTTTTATCGATATTGAAAAAGTTTATTACGACATGATGCCAGATTGCACTGTTTCAGTGTTCATTCATGGTGAATGGGACTTTTTCAAATCGTATTCAAATCTATTTTCTTACTGTGAATCTGAGTTTTCAGAGTATGAATTGATTTCGTTGACTAATTTGTCGTTTGAAGAACGTAAGGCGATCATTGATGAGCTTAGATAAACACGAAACTGACGGAACGGAATCAAGATTAAATATTGATTGGCTTTCGTTTACGTTCAAGATTGCTGATTTACGTCACTGTGAGCGTGCGGGCTTTATGGGTTTTACTCGTGAAACGCAGCCGCACTTCCCTAAACAGCCTAAGTACAAGTCACAAAAAGCGGCAAGTTTAGAGCAAATTGATGCTTATAACGAAAAAATGCGTAATGTTTTTTCAGAGTATTACACTGAATGTTTAAAGGCTTTTGTTGTTCACGTTCTTGGCCTATCGCTTTCACCGCTTAGAGATAAGGGTTTTCAGTTTTACGAAAATTCATTCAACCTTTTTTCTGAAGATGGTTCTCAGTTCTGTGGCTTAGTCGGGATTGGTGGCAACAATGACACGGTACACTTTCAAATAAATGGTACTGGTTGCAAGCACGTTTTAGCTCGTCGTTCTGCGTTTTCTTTACATCACTGGTTACACAAAGTGTTAGGTGTTCAAACGTTATCTCGTATTGATATTGCTTACGATGACTATGACGGTATTTTTGATTGTGATTATGCTCTAACAGCTGCTTATGAGGACGCGTTTAGATTAAATCCTCGCGGCCGTTCTCCAAAGGTAAAAGACGATCGTGAGTTTTTCTTTGGTAAAACGTTTAATGAGCGTACTTATACGAAAGAACAAATTTCGGTTGGTTCTCGTCAATCGCCTGTTTATTGGCGTATATACAATAAGAAATTAGAGCAGAAAATAGAATCAGATGATTTTGTATGGTATCGCTCAGAAGTTGAATTGAAAAAATGGAATATAGATATTTTATTAAATATCAAAGGTGGTTTTGCGGCATTAAATGACTTTGCTCGCTCAATAGAATCTAGTCCATCTTTTCATACAAAAATTACAAAAGAAAAGCGCCCTGCTTTTGATTTATTAAATGCTACGTACTGGCTTAAACGTCAATACGGCGGCATATTAAATGATTTACTTGAATTATATAACGGTAATTCTAAACACGTTCTAGCTACTGTTGTGCGTGATTCTAAAACAATAGGATTGCCTCGGACTTATAGCAACTTATTAAATATGGCTTTGGAGTAATTAAAATGTCACAAAATTCAGTTTTCGTTCTTGGTATGGATATTACTTGGAATGAGTTTAATGGACATCAAGCGCAATTAAATATCAGTCGTCCACTTCGTGAAATTGATATGGATAAATACAAGCGTCGCACAATTGGTGAATCTGGTGATGTTAATCAGAAGTATGACCAACTTTTATTGGTTGATTATAAATACGCGTTAGAGCTTGAAAAATCAGGCGCGTTAGTTCCTCGACGTGAATACCAACTAGAGTTAGGTCTTGATTATAGTAATCCGTTAGCGGGTTCTATTGTTACTCGTTTGATTCCTGTTGATGATGAAATTAAAAAGCATTTTCAAGCTTCAATGGGTAAATAAAGTAAATTAAGAAGTAATTATGAAAACATTATGTGCAAACGTTGGGACAAACAACTATTTAGTAGCTTCTAATTTTGACCCTGTAAATCCTTGCCCAAATATTCTAATTACTTATGAAGAATATATTAGATTGGATAATTCCAATTTAATATTTGATATTGATAGTGCTATTTTTGCCGACACAATCGGATACTTATTACTATCTTTTTTAAGTGGTCACATTATTGGCCGTATTGTTAAAAAATTAAAGTGAGTAAAAATTATGAAATTTTCAAATAAAGTTCTTTTAGGTTCTACTGCTGTTGTTGCTTCATCTTCTGCTTTTGCAACTGATGCAAATGCTATCGGTTCAGCAATTACGGCTGCTGTTGCATCTGGTCAAGCTAACTACTCTTTAGTTGTTATCGGTATCATTGGCCTTGCTGCTATCGGTTTTGGTGTTGGTATGATTGTTTCATCAATGCGTAAGTAATATGCAAGATTTTGTGATCCATTTAATATCGTTCGGGTTTGGTCTCGTACATTTCTTAGCGTTCTTGGGTGGGTTCACATCCGGTGTTAATGCCTCCTAGTGAGGCATTTTTTTTTAGGCTTAAATTATGAAAAGAATACTTTTATTATTTACCTTTCTTTTTTCTTTTACTGTTCATTCTGCTGTGTATAAAGTTACATCTTTTAGTGGCATGCCTGGCTGTAAACCTTTTTCTGTTGGTCAGCTTGTTAAGCTTCCGTCTCCTGCGTGCAATGGGGTTACTTATAAAGACCGCTATACTGTCTATACAATAGAATCTCTTATTGTTTATAACGGTAATTCTAGCCTTGGTGCTTGGATGTGTATGAGTCCTAATAGTGGTTGTAAACAAAAAAATATTGGTAATGTAGTTTATCAGTCAGAGTCATGTCCTGATGATTTAGAATTGGATCCTGTGACTGGTATTTGTGAAGAGCCGCCGCCACCGTCTTTTTGTGATTCTCCTGAGATAGAAGAAAAGCGTCAAGCTGAAATGGAAATGTGTACAAATATCGGTGGTGAATACCATGAAACGTGTACTAACGACCCTGAAGAATGGCTGCCTGAATGTCGCAACGTTCCTGAACCTGAGTGTGAGGAAGGTTCTCCTGATTGGCCGCAATGCGCTGATGTTCCAAAATGTAACGCTAATAATCCTAACTGGCCTGCTTGCTTGTGGCCTCCTGAACCTGACACACCGGATAATCCTGATTTTGATTCTAATAATCCACCGTCTACTAATGAACCAAGTCCAGATATTGACCCAAGTCCAGAGACTCCGCCAGTTGACGTTCTACCACCTGATGAGGGTAACGGCAACATATTAAAAGCTATTGCCAATTTGAATAAAGATAATAACGAGTTAATTACTAGATTAAATAAAGATTTAAACGTTGGTCTTTCTGATAACACTGAGCACATAAAGAAGTTAAATGATAATACGATAGGATTTTGGCAAGATTCAATTAATGGGTTTAATAATGTTAATCAGTCTATAAACAATCAGAATGATGTTATTAGGCAATCGAGCTCCTCGACAAATAATTATTTATCTACATTAATTTCAACTACAAAAAAAGGGTCTGATAGCATAGTAGATGCAATTCAAAAGGCTTCAGAGAAAGATAAAATAATTGATGTTGCAGATGTTCCGGCTGATGACTTATACACTGATAATAGTTTTAATGAATTAAATGAAGACGTAGCGAATTTAAAGACGGAATACCAAGAACAATTAAATAAATTTAAGTCTTATTTCAATTTTCAAACTGATGTAAATTCAGGTGATTATAATGCACATACTTTAAAACAAAATTGGGGCGGTAAGGAATTAACATTTGATAATTTCGCATTAACTGTATTTGTAGATAATGCGGATATTATCGGTTTAATAATTATATTCGGCTTTGGTGTTGCAGGGATTCGCATAATTTTGGAGACAGTTTAATGATAGAATTTTTCGATTACGTTGGTACAAGTTTTACAACGCTTATTAATTATCTTGAAAATATAGACGTTTATTTCTTAGACTTTTTCACGTGGTTACAAAGTTGGTATATAAAAATGAAACTGATGTCTTCAATTATGTTTTTAAAAGTATCTTACTCGGTCGCCACAACGTTGCTTGATGAAATTGGATTTAATTCTTTTTTCTCTGACTTGTTCAATATGTTACCTACTGAAATCCGTTATTACGCAAATTTGTTTCGAGTTCCTGAAGGTCTGGGAATCTATGCAAATTGCGCTACAACGTCACTTGTTTTGAGGTTAAGCCGATGATTACAATTCGCACTGGCGGCAATGGTTCATACAAATCAGCCTATGTCGCTTATTTTACAATTTTACCCGCTTTAAAAGCTGGCCGTGTTGTTGTTACTAACTTCGAGGGGATGGAACCTCTGGAGGTCATAGAGGAGCGTTTAGATATTAAGTTTCCATCTACCGCTAAATTGATTCGTATCTTTTCTAGGGACGCTGAGGGCGTTAAATTGTGGCAACACTTTTTCTGTTGGTGTCCTCTTAATGCGTTAATTGTAATTGATGAGTGCCAGGATTTATTTTCTAAAAATACTGGTTTTGATATTAAGAAGATTAAGGCCGCACCCTTGTCTGATTTTCTTGAGTTGTTACCACCAGACTATGAAAACTTTTTTAACTCTCGCCATGTTCCGGTTAATCTCGATGAATTAAAACCGTCTGAAGTTGATGATAGGGGCAAGGCTGAATACGATGATAACGGACGCATTATCTATCCTTTTTCTTTCAATGAAGGCTTTATGCGTCATAGAAAATACAACTGGGATATTGATTTGATTTCGCCCGACTGGGGTCAAATTGATTCGTCTATAAAATCATGTGCTGAACAGGCTTTCTATCATAAAAATAGGGATGGTTTTATCGGTGCAAAACGTAAGCCCTATATTTATAAGCATTCGACCAATACAAGTAAGATCTCTTTACCCAAGAAAAAGGATCCAAATTTACTAACGTTAAAAATTCCGCTTGAGGCTCATTTACTTTACAAGTCCACCGGAACCGGAGCGATTACGCATTCAGGTGGTATGAATGTTTTATTAAAAAATCCTATGGTGTGGTTTTACTTTTTGCTAGTTATAGCTTGTTTTGGGTATGTTATTTATGGAATTGCGAATAAAGTTAATAATGATGATGGTGAAATTAAAGAAGTTAAAGTTGAGACACAAGATACTTCAACCGTTTCACAATCTGGGGTCAAAACTATTCAAGATAATAAAGCTCCTGTGTCTTTATCTAGCAATAGGAGTAGCGGTTCGGATAGTGGGCAAGTTAGTTCTGTTTATGTTCCTGTAAATCAAGTTCTTTATTTTGACGGCATACTTGACGCTCATTTAACTGCTGTTCATAGAAAAGTGATTAATACAGGGAAGCATTTTAAAATAGAGACTGGTTTATTATTTAACGTTAATACGGTTAAAGGCGTTTATTCAGTTAATGAGCATTATCTAGCTGCGGTAGGTGTTGAATATAAGATACTGGATGATTGTTTAATCGAACTATCCAATGGTGCATTAAAAGCTATGGTTACGTGTGGCGCACTTGGAACAACGCTTGCGGGTAATGATGATAATTCACAAGAATCATCCATTGCCAACACGACACAAAAACCGTCTGTAACTGATTTAGTTAAAGACAATTCAATATTTTTATAGGTGATTAAATGGAATTAACTTTTTTAGCGTTATTACATGTTTTATTAGGCAGCTTTGTATCTGTTAGTATTGGGGTTTTTGTTTACCAATTAGTACAATTTTTATTCCGTGATTATTTCTAGTGCGCATTAGTTTGTTATCGATAACATAAGGTATGTCAAAAAATGACATACCTTTTTTTGTTGCTGGTCTCTGGCCGTCTACGTTCTTAGCTTTGACGAGCTGCGCGAGGAAAGATCTTATGCGCTTGCGCATATAAGCGGAGCGAAACGCTGTTCTTTCACTCCATTAAAAATTATCTCTAATCAATTTCCAAATGACGTTATCAAATAAAAAGAAACCGCCTTCCTGCTAGAATCGCTCTTAATGTCCAATATACAAATAGCTATAGATAGAGTTTATCGCTTTGCTATAAATCTAATAGCGCCTAGCTTAGTGACGCTGATGAGCGACGAAGACTGAGGAGGAAGAAGCGGAACGGAGCTAGAACCCACGTTATGTAATACGTGGGTTCATTCGACCATTTTATCACGCTTGCGGTGTAAGCTCTTGATTCTCGGCTCTTCTTAAAACCCGTTCTTGATCTTACTTATAGCGCGTGAAAATTTAAGAAGTTTTGTTAATGTGCTTTTGTCTGTATCGCATTCGATCTCTAAAAGCGCTACTGCAGTTAAAATTTGCTGGGGTTCTAACTCTTGCCCGGTTGGCAATTTAAGTTTATTACGTTCAACTGTGAAACCATGCCAGGACTCTCCTACTCCTATTTTTCTTTCACAATACATTCGCATCAATCGCTTGCACTCTGGCGGTATTTCTTTGCCTTTGTCCCAGTTATTGACCTGTGTCACACTTTTAAAACATAGTTTAGCTGTCTGCTCGACGCTTAAACCACACTTATAAAAGCGGAAAAAGTAGTTATTTGTCATCTTGTTATATTTCATTAGCCAACTCTTCATTTAGAAAAGTTGGCGATAGTATTATAAGCGAGACAAATCAGAGCTTGATTTTACATAAGCCCTCATAATGCGCACTGACCCATAGCTTCTTTAAGGGTACCAATAAACATAGCCAATCCTCCGCAAGTCATTGATAATCTTTTTTAATCCTTAGGGATTCAATGCATTACACTGCAACTTTAATATTAGCCTTCGCTTTTAACTCTAACGTGCTCATAAATAATCTAGGGTCATTAATTCTCTTTAGCATTGAGTTATCTGGCAGACAATCGTCATCGACATAATCAACAAAGTCTCCTACTGGATCAAAAACTAAAATATCAAATGCCAATCTATCTAATCCATACAGCCCACGATGGATCATGTCAGCAGAAAAAACTAACATATCACCAGCCGCTAAATTAATGACTTTTCCGCCTGAAATGTTCTCATGACTCTCACGACCATTTTCTTCTTGTCTAACATCATACTCTTCTTCATTATCCCAGCGCTTATGCGTTCCTGGTATAAGTTCCATGCCTAGCTCATCAAATAAAGGCACTCGTAGATGGACAACTTGCGTCTCGTGAATCACAATTTTTTGAATGTCCACATCATGGTCATATTGGCAGTCTCGGTGCCAGAAATCCTTTTGTTGAGGATTCACTGGGTTAAAAAACAACTGCGTATTCATAAATGCAGGATTTTCAGCTATTACAGATTCAACAGCATTCATCATTTTTTTAGAACTAATGAAATTAAAAAGCGCTAATCTATCATCAGTTTTTAAATACTGGCTACCAGTAATTAATGAGGAATTGAATGCATCGTCATGGTAAAACTCTTCATTATCTTGCTTCCATGATTCATGAAATTTCAATATCACTTTTCTTAGCTTTGAAATTTCAGTCTGAGTAAAATAATTTCTAATGACAAAGTAGCCTTTCTCTTCATAGTTACTTTGCCATTGGTTTTGATTGTTTACCATTTACGATTCTTGCCTCTGTTTTGCATCATAATCTTAGTTGCGCATAGTATCGTTAAACCTAAAGCATTCAAGCTTAATGTAAGAATAAAAGCTAAATACTACGAAAAATAACCTTTCTGTTTATCAATAATTAGAAATTGTAACGCCATTGATGATTATGTTTTACCTCTTTGAAATCCTATGTTTACCCTAATGATACCAAACAGAGTATTAATAAGAAAAATTACAGTATTCTCACCGCAATTGATTTCTGTGTTGTATAATTAGCGACATTGGTTTTACTAAACAAACAGGCACTATTATGAGCACTGAAACAACTCTATTATCTCGCTGTGATTCTAAATGTGAATTATGTGGTTCTGCATCTTCTCTAGCACCATTCGCAGTACCACCAAAGACAGACATCAACGTTGATAACTGTGTAATGATTTGTGATACATGTACGGCACAAATCGAGGACTCTGCAACAATGGATGTTAATCACTGGCGTTGTCTAAATGACTCTATGTGGAGCCAAATTCCAACGGTTCAAGTTATGTCTTACGTTTTATTAAGCAAACTAACTTCTGAATCTTGGGCTCAAGATGCTCTAGATATGATGTACGTTGAAGAAGACGTTAAAGAATGGGCTGAGAAAGCACTTCTTTCTGACGGTGAAAAACCACGTGACATTAACGGCGTTGAGCTTAAAAAAGGCGACGACGTAACGGTTACTAAAGACCTTCCAGTTAAAGGTACTAACCAAGTAATTAAACAAGGCACCGTTATCCGTGGCATCAGCCTTGGCGACGATCCTCGTCTAGTTTCTGGTAAGGCAAACGGCGGTCAATCTATGTATGTAATCGCTGAGTTCTGTCGTAAAAAGTAATTCGTTACTTCAAAATCTACAGACTAAAAAAGACGCTTAATTGCGTCTTTTTTTATGTCTGAATTCTACTGCTTTTAAGTCCGAATAGTCGAAAACGACGTTATTTAACCTTTCATTTTGCCCCAAAATTGCCCCAAATCAGGATTCTGCATTTTCGTTTTGCCCCAAAATAATCATATGTTTTATTTTATGTAAGTGAACATTTTAAAGAAAATTAACATAAGTTATTTATTCGTGTATGGCATACTAACATATTTGTTTGAAGATGGAGTCTCAATGCCAACGCATCATTATAGATTCAACTGGGAAGATAATATTACAAGTACTTACGGGGAAATATTACCTGCAGATAAATTAGATCGTGCTCGATACGCTGAATTCATAACTAAATTTTTAATATATGAAAACTCTGATGACGGCTATGTATTGAATCTGAATGCCCAATGGGGGGCAGGAAAAACATATTTTCTTAAACGTTGGATTCATGAATTAAGTGATAAGCATCCTGTTGTTTATATCGATGCTTGGAAACAAGATTTTTCCAATGACCCGTTGTTAACAGTGATGGCATCAATTATTGAACAATTGAAAAAGCTTTTACCAGAATCTGAACAGGCAATAAATGACTTTGGATCAAAAGCTGCTCGTTTCTTTAAGGCAGTGGCTCCTGCTGTAGCAAAAGGTATTTTCAAGAAGGTTTCAGGTATTGATACTGATGTGATTACAATTCCAACTGATGAAGAACCTTCAGAAGACAGTGATTCTTTTGATGGTTCAATAGCCTCGGCGTTGGCTTCTGAACTGGTTTCAGATCATAATCAAAAGCTTGAAGATGTTGAGCATTTGAAGGAAGAGTTAAAGCTATGGGTTGAAGCAATAAATGCTTTAGATAACAGTCTCACCTGCCCTGCATTTATTTTTGTGGATGAACTTGACCGTTGTCGACCAACTTATGCTGTTGAAATGCTGGAAGTCATTAAACATTTTTTCAATGTTAAAAATGTTGTTTTTGTTGTTGCAACTGATACTGACCAATTACAACATGCGATTAAAGCTATATATGGAGAAGGTTTTGATGCTACGACTTATTTAGGTCGGTTCTTTAAGCGAAGACTCTCACTAAATCAAGTATCTAATTTAGCATTTATTGAGTCATATTTAGAAAAAAGAACTGCAGGTGACTTGTTCCATGGTACTAACATATGGCCAAATATTAACAATGCAGCGTCTCTAACTTCAGCAATAACATCTGTTGCGGATACATTCGTGTTATCGCTTCGTGAATCAGAACAATTATGCGACAGAGCCCTAGCCGTATTTCGAAATGTAGGAAATAAGAGTTTTGATGCATACCTATTGCTAACATTGCTTGTCTTACATGATAAGTATCATAGTATATATAAATCATGGTTAGATACTGCTTTTAGAATAGATACGGCGCTAAAGCAAAAAACATTTAATATGAATAGTCATGATGAAGAGCTTCTGAAAAACAGCGTGATATGGTTCTCAACAAATACATGGGGAGATATTTATCCTGCAATGCCACCTCAAAGTAGTTTTAGTAAAAGTATTAACATTAATATAATAGAGCTGCTTTCATACTCAAACTCACATTACTCTAAGGATGTTTCTCATGCTATAAAGCGTGATTTGGCCGTTAAATACCAAGAGCAAAATATTACAGATATAGCTGAAAAACATAAAATAGGTATTATTTCTGACACACTAGAATTAAATGCGAATAAGAATGATTATAAAAACTGGGTAGAACTTGCTGTTACATTTGACTAGTGTTATGCGTCACGTAAAGTCTAAATTATCTAATCACCACCAATATTTCTAGCCTGTTGGTGGTGACCATAGAGCCCGAAAAATTTTCATTCCCCAGGATGTAGCCCCGTAGGTTAGGATTTAGGCTCTAGAAGTACCTAAAATCAATAACCTAAGAAAGCTTGAAACTTAACAACGGGTTAATTAAATCGACTTAACAGCTGTAATTAATGCTGTTGTTGCAGCAAAAAGTCCAGCGAACGCAGTTAATAAATGAACAGCATCTTCTGTGCTTTTGGTAAAAACAACATACAAGCTAAAAAGGGTGATAATAAATATCATTAGTAGAATAATTGAACAGCAAAGTTTTTTCATACAATAAGTCCCAAACTGCATGTATAAATAATGCAGATTTATTTGGTCCTAACGCATAAGCACTACTCTATTTATAGCTCTCAATTATTACGGAACAATGTGAGTAAAGATTAACGATTAATGTCAATCACATGCGAATGAGGTTACTGTTTCATGTATTTAAATTCAACCCCTCCTGTAAGTTGCTGCATATAACTTCTACTTAGGTAACACTTTTCATTTAATCGCTTCAACAAAGAACTTGCCCAGCTTGATGATAAACCGCATCTATCCGCAATCTGTGACGGTGTCACCTCCTCACCCTCTTTTATCGACTGCAGAACAATTAACTGTGTCTTGCTCAATTTAAGCAGTCCAACTTGGTGTGGTACCGACCGTGCGCATTTCAATAAATTTTCTGGAATATGCTCATTTTTGGCTAAAATTGGCATGATTTTACTACCCTCTGTAATTAACAATGAGAATTGAACTTTCGATTTGATTTTAATGATCTTTTAAACGATCTCTTAAGCAACTAGATCAGCACTAAGACAGTGGTGACAGCAATTATTTAGCCATTGATGGTAGATATTCAGGGCTTCTTTCTTCTTCATTTCCAAATGAGTGTGAATATAGGCTTGATCGAGCTTATCTTTCGCATGATTCAATAATGTCTCAGCAACCATGTAATCAACACCTAAATCAGCCCATACCGTTCTGGCCACCTTTCGTAAGTCATGAGCTGACCATTCTTTATTGCTCACCGCTCTCACTAATTCAGACGCTCTCACTGAATGGATTGGGTGCAAATCTCGCTTGTTTAAAGGAAATACGTTATTGATGGCGTAGTTATGCTTTATTTGCCACTGTTTAAACTCACTCAGTAAAGCCACCATGTCATTAGATAATGGATAAACGATCTCTTTTTTCGATTTCGTATTCTCTTTAGGGATAACCCATCTCTTTTGTTTAAGGTTTATATGCCTCCATTTTGTAAGACGCGTTTCACCTAATCGTGTGCCATGACAAAGCATCATTGAACAGAGAACGCGCTCAATAGGATTGGCTTTAGTGATTTTAGAAAGCAGCTCAGGCACATCGTCGGGCTTTAAACGTGATCCTTTTACATCAATTCGCTTAGTGACAAAGTCCGTAAACTTCATTTCATCCATTGGGTTAAACGTTAAGTAATTAAGCTTTTTAGCTCGCGTAAAACACACTTTGAGTAATTGAAAGATGGTCCTGATATAGCTATTTGCAAAACAAGATTTCAATAATGGTTTGATTAAAAGCTCATCCACACTTTTATGGGTTAAATCTCGAATAGGTAAGCAATGCAAATTAGAAATAAGATGATTGTCTGCCATCGACTTAATGCCTGTAATACGATTTTTAGACACGTTCCTAGTTTGGTACTCACGTTCTACATACCAACACACCACCTCATCAACAGTTGAGAACAAATTGCCTGATACTGGTTTTCCTGTTGTCAGCTCAACAATAAACGCATTAAGCACTTCAAATGCGCCTTTGGCGTTTAAGTCTGGATATTTACCAATACGATAGCTCTTTTGTTTACCATCTTTGTATTCATAATAAATCCAACTTCCCTGCTCTCGATTCTGTTTAAAGCGCAAATACAACGAATAACGCTCATCTTTAAGTTGTCTCACTTGGCTGTCACGACTGTATTTCTTTATTTGAGCTTCTGATATTTTGCATCGCACCGTGGTTTGAAACAGTGCGTTTTGATTCATTGTGATCATCATTCCCCCAATAACGTGGCTTGCAACGTCATTCGTGTCGCTTGTTTTCCTGCGCCACTGAGACTGACTGAATCAATCGAATACGTCCCTTGAGCCACGCTTGGAAATGAACTATCCAAAATCACATGACCTTCAGCAAAAGCCGTGGCAATGGCCGGAGCTTGAATGGTGACTTTGCGGCCTTGTCTTTGTATTTTTCTAAGCTCAGCATGACACGCTTGATCGGCTTCTTGCTGGTTGTTCTTATCCTGACCTAGACGTTTAAACGGTGCGGTCCCAATACTGACTTCTTTTCTTGAACTGTCCGTTGGATCCAAATAGAACGCTTTAACCCCTGCGAAATCATTACGGCCATCCAAGTCACCCGAGACATTCACAAAGTTTGAGTTAAGGCTTTTGTTTTCATCAGGAAGTGACAACGTAATGGATTGAATCTCTTTACCGCTTGACGCTGAACGCTGGCCAATTGGCACAAATACAAAGCGCTCTTCCACCGGCTTTGCAATCGCATCATAACGTTTTGCTAATTTACGTAAAAAAGGCAACGTGCTTTCATCGAGTCTATGTAAACTCTCGATTTCAATTTTTTGTAATTCAGGTGCGACAAAAGGAACGAACCCATGTGGAGAAACACAATCAGAGACCACTTGGCCTAGCGTTGCTTTGTTCCAGCTCATGCTCTTTCTTTCTCTAAAGCCTGAATTATCTTTGATTGAGAATGGTGACACCGTCATGGTGATCGTGATGGTTCTTGGCTCCACTAAGAATTGACGGCCTGAAATTTGGAACACCCCACGATTTACCTCATCAAGATAAACGGTGTACTTCTCGCCCTTTGGCGGTAAACCATCAATGTCTGATGAGTGAATGACTAACTTTAGATCATCGCCATCGATGCCGTTCTCATCACGCAGTGTCCAGCTTTGCAGTAAAGAGAGCATCATTTCACTGTGCTTGCCTTTGAGTTCTAGTCCCATGAGCGGTTTACCTCTTTGATATTTTGTTTAAAGCTGACTTCAGGAATGGTGACCATGGTTTCTTCCATAAAAAAATCCCCACGAACGTGAGGATTTAATTGATAGAAGTCGGCTTCTAATTGGTCATCATCTTGACCTGTATGTTTAAAAAGGACATCCGTAATGAGATCCCCTTTATGTGCAGTGACTTTCATCGATACTCCAATAACTCAAGAGTGACGTCGGTAACTTGTGCCGAGCCGTTATGCACCAATTCTGATTTTCCTTCATTGATGCTTTTAATTGTCCATTGACCTAGATTTACCCCTCCGCCATTGCTGACCTGTTGTGGCTCATCGACCATTTGGCGTAAACGCTCCACATTATCTTCTGCGGTTTGGCGTAACCACTTGGCTGTAATAGAAAGGGTTTCAAGGGGTTTTCCTGTGGGTGATGACATCGCACCATCCACCAGACTTATTTCAGTAAAGCGGCCTATTGTGACGCGGTTCATTTTCATAATGGGGGTTTTATCCCCCACCGAAAATACAAACTCACCAATAACGAGGTGATGCATGTATGGCTCCTTATCCTCTGTCTATTCCTGCATAATTAAAGCGTGATTCAATCGAGTGTCCGCCCATGAGATAACTGAATTGTTGCTGCATTTGCTCTGTCACTTGTTTGGCTATGGCCATTTCATCTTGGCCTTTGGATGGGGTGATGTGGATTTGTGGTGCAAAGTGAACGGCTGAACTCTTTTCCTGCAGTACTTCTTTATTGGCTTTCTCTTCGACCTTTTGGCTGACTTCATCGGATGAGGCAAGTTTGCTACCAAACCAACCCCCTAACATTTCACCGCCCATGTCCCCAATCATTGAACCAGCAAGACCACCAAGCATGGTGCCAATGCCTGGCAAAATCATGGTCCCAATCGCAGCCCCTAAAGATGCGCCTCCCATACCACCGGCTAAACTTCCAAGTGAGCTGCCTGCACCTTCCATATCTCCTTCAGATAATGATTGCACTGCATCAACACCACTGATAGCCATGTTTAATGGTCGCAATACTTTGGCAAGACCAAGTCGTCCAGCAGACTGCGCTGCATCAGCACCCATATCAATGGCATCTTGCGCCATCGCCATGCCTGGTAAACTGGCAATGGCTCCACCAGCCAAGGCTAATGGAATGCCTCTTTTGGAATGAGAGAATGAACCAGCAATACGAGACAATGGATTTCTAGATTTTGAACGACGTCGAGAGCGCTTACCTGAACCAGAACGTGATCCTCTTGAGCCGCCAGAGCGTCTAAGCTCTTGGTTTAATCCTTTAAATGCCTTAGTCGCATAAGACGCCGCCTTGCCACTTTCTTGAGTTTCTCGGTTTAGTCCTTTTTTAAACAGACGAGTTTTATCAACGGTATTACCAAAAAGTAATGATGCGGCTTTTCCTGCTATCAATGCGGTTTTAAACGCTAAGATTGCCCCAATACCGCCCATGATAACCGGCACAAGCACATCACTTTCTTGTGCAAACGCGGTGATGCCATCAACCACGGCACCTAATGGGGTTAATACCCAATTCAGTCCTGGTAATAACTTTTCACCAAGGACAACCGCCAACGCATTGAGTTTATTTACAAACTGTTTAATGCCATTTTCAGTGGTGTTCACACGCGCATCGTATTCATCTTGCAGCGATTGAACGTGTACTTCTTGGCTTTCATTGGCGAGTTTCAAAATGTCAGTGAAGTTTTTGGTGTTACCAGCTAATGCAGCCACCGCACCTTTGGCCTCTTCCCCAAAGATTTGAGAAATAAGCGCACTTTGCTCTTCAAGCGGCGCGTTCTTTAGAGCATCAAGCACTTCTAACAAGGTTCCTGATGCATCAGTTTGCATGTCAGCGGCTAACGAGCCTGAATCAAAACCCAGTGAGCTTAGGGCTTTTTGTTGATTACCACTGGCTGCATCACCTAGCGTCAAACGTCCTGAAATGTTCTTCAGAGCGGTTGCTGCTCGCTCTTCATTCATACCAGTGGAAAGCAGTGAAGCCGCTAATGCTGCGGATTCATTAACTTTAAAACCACCCGTTTTGGCGGTTGCCCCTTCACGCGCCATGACACCGGCAATGTCTTTGGCCTTTGCGTTGGAGTTATTCGAGAGATAATTTGAAAGACCAGCTAAACCAACCGCCCCTTTTTGATCTAATCCCATTGAGGCTTTAAAGGTGGCGAGCGTTTCACCGGCTTCACCTGCCTCCATATCAAACGCCACGCCCATCTTGGCGGAATCAAGCACAAACGCTTTGAGCTTTCCATGATCCTTAATGCCACTTTGACCACCAGCCGCCAACATAGCGTTGATTTCAGTGGCCGACATCGGCATATTGCCCGACTCTTTTAATGACCACTCTCTCAATGCTTGCATTTTGGCGGCATCTTGAGGATCATTTTTATCAGAGAGCACCTTCTTCACATCCGCAAAAGAGGATTCATTCTTTATAGCGGCATACATGGTGCCGGCAATCGGAGCGGCTGCCATGGCAAGACCGGATGCTTGGCTTTGTAACTCTCCAAGTTTGGCGTTTCGCTTATCTATTCGGCTTTGAATAGAATTAAGCTCTTTAAGTTGTCGTCCTTGTTTTTCTAACGCGCCGGTGGCTCGCTCACTGGCGGTTTTTAATCGTTGCTGCTCATCTGATAGTTTATCGGTATTAAGGCCAGCGCCTTTCAATTCACTCTGTAGCTTTTTAAGTTTTGCCGATTGGGTATCACTGCTTGAGGAATAACGGTCTATCTGTTTCTTGGCTTGGTATTGGGATGAGCGCAGTTTGTTGGTGTGAATGGCGTTGCTGGCCATTTCATCAGAGAGCTTTTCAAGCCGTAACTCGGTTTTTGCTATCTCAACCCCTAACGATTTAGTTTCAGATTGGGAGAGATTAAATGCCGTGGGATCGGCTAACTTCTTATGAAGCAAACCCAGTGATTGTTCAGTGCTTTTATAGCTTTCAGCCAGAGTTCGGTTTTTCTTCTGACTGTCGCTAAGCTCTGCGCCAAGTCCTGATAATTTCACCTTTGAGGCATCAAGTTTGACGTTCACCTTTTGCAATGATTGCTCTGTAGCTTGATAACCTTCAACCTTTTTTAAGTCTCGGTTTAAGGCGGCCACATCATTGCGTTGTTGCTCAAGCGTATTATTTAACTTTTCAGTGGCTTTGGTGGTTGATACCACATCTCCCAAACCTCTGGTTGTTACATCAAGCAGCAAGGACACTTTGCTTTTTTGATTACTCATCGCTTCTTAATCCCCAGCTTAGTTAAAATCAGCTCGTATCGATGCACCGCTAAATCCTGCCGCCATTCCTTTAATTCGGTTTCGGAGGTGTTGCGGTACATCGGGATCACATCAATTAAGTTTTCGACGTCGTCACTTGAAAGTAAGCCGCCGACTGTAGAAAAAAATCACCGACCTTCGGTTTAATCGTTAAGTAATCATTTACCGACATCTTCTGCAGATCTTCTTTATCCAAATCACACACCACCTGGAACATGAAATCTTCACGCAATTGCTTTTCAGTGATGTCTGTCAGCGCTTGTGAATGCTTTACTTTTGGTACCGTAAATTTGATGTGTTCAATCTTCTCACCCACTTCATTTTCAAAAGGAAAAAGTAAATCAAATTCATAGCAATCGTTCGACAGTTTCTTACCTTGAAGCTCATCACTGCCCGTTAAAATGTAAGCCGTACAATCATTGGCTAAGGTATTAAAATCTGGGGCGGTTAATTCTTCAAACTGCTCTTCTGTTAATACTGTCGTTTCAAGGATGACCGCTTTTTGTTGGTCAAACAGCTCTTTATCAGTGAGCTTGCCTTCTTTGTTGATGGACGGGAGCTTTCGAAACACTTCAAGTGTCATAGAAGAAATAGTCAGGGTGTTGCTGTCATTTAAACGAAAAAATGGCAATGCAGAGGTTTTTTTCATAATTATCTCGATCAAAAAAAGGAGCCGAAGCCCCTATTAAAAGTAATGTCACAATGTGGTTTAAGCCGTCGCGCCGTATTGGCCCATAAGATCGACACCGCCAATGGTGGTTTTTCCGGTTCGGGTATCAATGTCATACACCGTTTTACCGTTATCAATCAGCTTGTAAGATTTACAGGTGCCTTCAATCGTGCACACCGGCTTCTCTCCCATCTTCACTGTCTCTTGCTTAATAGAGCTAATGGTAGAATAAAGAGAGTATTGCGCTTTATACCCACCGTTATTGCTGTCTTTACCTTTTTCAGTCACGTTAACTTGCGCTTCAGATAGAGCATAACGGCCCAACGACATCACCAAATCAGCATGTTTACCACGAACCTTCATGGACCATTTAAGTAAATCCATACCCACAACGTCTTCACTTTGAACAAAGCTGCCTTCGTTCGCGGCGGTTTTAAACGTCACTTCCGGCGCACTAAATTCCACAATCTCATTCACCAATGGTACATCCTGCACCACTGCTGATAATCGTAATCGAACGCGATCAACCATTTACGACCTCCTCAAGCCATTGTTCAATCAATCCGTTATCCACGGACATTTCATACACCATGTGTTCATTCGGGCTATAACGGCCATAATCCACACACAAGAACCAACGCCCTGAATTGTAGTTTTCAAGGTTGTTTTTACTTGGGTGTAAGTAGGCACGAAAGACAGGAATAACCCCATCAGCCACTAAGGATTGACCCCAGTTGCTCAAGCGCTCAACCACACTGTCCATAAACTCTTCAGTGAGCAATTTGCCCATGTAGGGCTGAGAGGTCTCTTCTAGTTTACGTACCATCAGATCTTCTAAACCCACATGAGCCATAAAGCGCCCTGTGTTGGTTCGATTTCCAATGATAGACACGCCACCCATGCGCGTTTTTGCCATGGTGGCCACACCGTGTTTATTCAAGAAGTTGGCTTGGGTGGTCTTATCGCCAATCTTATAAGTGACTAAACGGCAAGGCTCATCACACAACACGCCTTGGTTTTGCGGTGATTCATACCCTTCAACCGCTGCCATGGCTGAGATAAGAGCGATTGATGCTGGTAATACGGTTGGTAAGCCGTCGTAGGTTTTAATAAACCATGGGTCGATAATACTGAGTTTATCTTGCCCTGTTCCTTCAGCGCCAAATTCACCGGCAAACTCTGCAGCTTCCGTATCATTGGTATTTGGTCCATCAACAATAGGACGACAATGAATATCACGCGCCACGGTACAAAGCTTTTGAACAAACGGAATCGAATTAAAACCTGGAGCACCAATTAAGGTTGGCGTTTCAGGACAACCTTTAATTGAAAACAAGCCAGAAGTCGCACCGGTGTTTGCATCCACACCACCAATGATATTGGTTTCTGTGGCTGGTTTATCTGCACCTTCTTCAACCACAATTACATAGAACACCGCACGAACATAACCCAATAGATAACGCGCCAATAACGGCAGCGTCCCTTCACTGGTGTTTGTGGTGTCTAACATCATTTTGGCTTGTGGGTAATCAAACAAACGCACCGGCTCATTGTAAGCAATACCTGCGTGTTTATTAGGTGCAGTTCCAACTAAGCACACCACATGTTGAGCCAATGGCCCCATACTTGGTAATGGCTCAATCGCAATGACTTCCGCGCCGTTTAATTCAAAATCCTGAATTGGGATCATTTCTGCCATTATTTAACCTCGGCTTTAGTTGGTTGAGCAACAATCTTGGCAATCTTTCCGTTTAAAAGAAGAAAGCTGGCTTGTCGTGAATGAAGACGAATGGTCTTTTCATTGAGCTGAACCCAACGTTTGGCCAATCGAAAAGGCTTTAGAATTTGATATTCAATTCGCCCATCGCTTTTACTGTTTTTGTCCATAGGGTTTGTCCTGTGGCTAGATAAAAGAAAACCCAGCGCAATGGCTGGGCTCTGAAGTGATTGGTTTGATGTGATTAGCCTGGCACTAAGCCTGATAGTTTAGGTCGGCCACATTCAGGAAAGTCTTGTTGTTCAAGGTATTCATTTAAGAGAATGCGATCACCAAGGAGCGAGTAATAATCATCTTCGGTGTAATTAGTTTTACGAAGTTCAGAATAGATTTCAGGGATTTGTTTATCTTGAGCATAAAACAGTAATTCAGCTTCAACATTGGTGAGCACATCTTGTTGCCACTGCGTTTCAACGTTAATCCAATGAGGACGATAACGCGCTTCATCGTATTGCCAAACACCGAGCTCTATACTCCATGAATCAAATGGCTCAGGCTCTAATAATGTATGAGTGTCAGGGATCGCACCAAGTTCTTCAACTTGATAATCTCCTTTTTCATCGTTATCACGATCTTTAGCAAAAGCAATTTGCTCACGATGGTCTTCAAGCTGTTTCCATTGATGATTGACTAAGCGAACTGCAAAACCTTCCTTTGGCTCTGGCGGTTTAGTGAATGAATGCTTATCTGGCAACGTGAAATTATAATCAGAGATAACAAACTCATTCGTCTCACTATCCCAGAACTTTTCACCCAGTAAAATTCCAAACACTTTCCATTCACCATCCTCATAAAGAACAGTTTGAATTTCTTTGTCGTACTTTGGTGGCGCTTCTTTCACTGCCCATTCAGGGTAATCACCATCGGGTATACCAATAACAAAAGCGTCACCGGTTGGAGACCAAAACTCATACGCTGATTTGTCTTCAATTTCTATCCAGGTATTTAATTGGTGATCATACTTACCAATTACACCATTGGTACTTGGCTCATAAATATTTTCAGTACAGTCATCACCTAATGCGGTTCCTGCTGCAACATGCTCTTCACCATTACCAAGCCACCAACCATCAGGATGAATTCGTGAAACTTGTAAAATGACGGATTTCTTTTGAATGTTGTTCATTATGCAAGCCTCACTATCCAGTTAACTTTACGATGATTTATGGTGTTTTTAAGTGCACCAAATAGAGCAATCATTATAGTGTGAGCATGAGATCCAATTGATACCGAGTGATAATGGTCACCTTGCCCAGCAGTTGCGTAAGGGGATGTTCTTTTGGATATAGGGTTTTTACAACCAGCAGGGTAATTGCCACCATAACCCCCATCACCGTTATCCATTCCAGATGTATAAGTAGCATGTGCGTGATTTCCTGCGGCTTCAGCGGTTTTACTTCCTAAATCTGTAGATCCTACAGTTGACCCTTCATGCCCATGCTCTTTAACTTGTCCCTCTTCAAATACGCCAACGGTTTCACTATCCTCTTTACCAATAAAACCATTCCCTCTCATATCTGGAATAATTCCATCAGGCCAAATTTCAGCAAGTTTAGGGCATGCCACTAAATCAAAAGCTTGCCCCTTTCGAATAGCCCACCCTTCAGGTGCAATATCACTCTCCCAAGGTAATGAAACACCCACAGGACAAATCTTTGCAGCAAGTCCCAACCACAATTTATCAATCAATCGTTGTGGCGTTAATGCTCGCCAAAACTGTGGCAACTTAACGTGCTTTTTCTCTTGAGATCCTGAATCTATCTCAGCATCCGTTGCCGCATTGTCTTTACGTTCATACTGCTCATGGGCTTTATCAGCTTTAACATGATCATTAAACTCTTCAACATGCGCTTCAAAATCCGTGATCGGTGTATAGAGCACCGAATCATCTTGAGTGATGGTAATTAATTCTGAATTATCCGTTCTAAAGTTCAGTCTAATTCGTGTAAGTTTCCCATCTGAATCTGCCGTTCCTGCAACATAATCACCGCGTGAGCGTGCGTATGAATAAAGAACACCAGTATCGGTCAAAGTACCAATTTCAAAATAGTTATAACCAGTATCGGGAATAGGTATATCTGCTTCAACACGATAGAAACCATGTTCAGTATCTATCGCTTTTACAAAACAAACCGCTTCCGCTTTAGGTTGTAATAACGCGGTTTGATTTTGTGGTTGTTCATTCTCTGGAAGTAATCCAAGGCCAATAACCACTTTTTCAATCGNAACCTTACGACCTTCTTCTTTGGCCAGCGCTTCTTCATCAAGCCCTGCCAACGTAATGTAATTTAAATATCCTGTACTCATGCGGCACCTATTTCTATAACAACACCGGTTTGAATGGTTGAGCCTATAAAGGCGTGTGAATCAGCAGAGCGAATAAGGGCAATGTCCACCGTGTCACGCTCTGATTTGTAGTTATCAATTCGAGAGGCCACCCTTGCTGTAGTTTCTTTATCGATGGGAAGATCTGACAAATAACCATCAATCACTAATGAATACGCCAACTCACCCTTTTTCATTTCCGTGGTGATGTTCAACACACTCAAGGCTTGAGATAAACCAAAGCGTGTTCCTGCTTTTCTATGGATGGCAAAGGCTTGCTCTGTGGTTTCTCGGCGTTGTTTCATCGTGTCATTAGGTTGCCAATCCAAGACACCACGCTCAGAGGCAAGCAGGGACACAAATTCATCAGAGGTTAAAAGGGGTTGTTTCAATTCTGGATAAGGGTTTTCTGATGCACTTAATAAACTGTGCCAGGCAAACTCCAATCCCTCTTCAATCAAGGTTCGGTTCTCAGGTTGAACCGACACAAACTCATTGGGCTTTGACATTAATGATCACCTCTGTGCAGTGCGGCGCTTCATCCCACAAACATAAAACATCCGCTGTGGGTTTGGTTATCTCGACACGCTTTGCCCCTAATGAATAAAACACATGGCCAAGTTCAAGCCGCTCCACTCGACCTTCAAGTAACTGGCTTTTATCTGCAAAACGTAATGCTGCGCTTTGGGCTTCTTCTTTTGAAATATCATTGACCGGATCGCCTCCTGTGAATAACGTCGCTTCAATCACATACGGTTTTGGAACACTGCTTTTCACTGCGACCTCATCGGTTTCTTGAGCAATATCATCACGGTTTAAATAATCACTGGCGCGTTTAATTAATTCAGGACTTGCCGTTCCATCTGGGTTTTCACGACTGACCAACGCCACTTGAACTTGACCGCTGTTTGGTACCAACATTTTGGCTCTGGCATCTTTAACCTGTGCTGGTTGGCTCTCTTTTGGAAACTCAAAGCGCATCACTACCGCATCAAGCTCTGAGCTCACCGTCATGGTTGGCCGTTCATCCAAAGTCAGTGCATGAAAACGATAACCGGCGCGAGTGCCTGTGGTGTGAAACATGTACGGCGCTAAATCAAAACGCTGCAATAAACTGTCATTACTCTCCATCACCGCCGCTTTGGGTGGAAAGACATTAATGTCTTCAGGGATGAGTACTTGGCGTTTAAGCTGATATTGCGCCGCTAACAAATCCACCATGTCGCTTTCAGTCACAAACTTTCGGAACATCTGCAGCGCCCAATAGTTTTGCTCTCGAATTTCAGCCAATCGCTTTAGCATGAAGGCTTGCGTCACTTGCGCTAAGGTTTCCGCTTCATTACGAAACGCCTCTTCAAGTTGAACCGCCATTTCAGGGTTCGACTCTTGAACGTAATTAACCGCAAAGGCCACATAATCATCAAATAAGGCTTCAAATGACGGCTCTTTAAATGCATTAGGGATGGTCATAATTCACCTTCAAGCTTAAGTTGATTACCTTTCCACTTGCCAATCACTTTAATGGAATAACCCGTCGCGGTTGGCAGGGCGATACATTGAGTGGCTTTAAACTCAGACAGGCCGTTTTGATGTTCAGTAAAGGCCGACAACGTAAGGTTTTGAATGATTAACGTAGTTTGTGGGGTTTGCAGCTTTCCGAGACAACGTAACGCAGGATTACCCACTTTTCGTCGTTTCACTCTGCTTGAGATTTCTGTGGTTAATATACGAATGAAGCGCCGTTTAAGCGCTTCAAATCCTGTTACTGTTTTGCCTGTCTTTGGGTCAATCCCTATCATGGTAAAAGCCCTTTTATCTCATCGGGTAACACATCATTCATTACCGCTTTTGAACAAGGATTATCCCAAAGCATGGCAATATTTTGAGCGATGGCCGAGGAGGTGATTTTGTTCTTTATCTCTGATGCTTTCGCCGTTTCCTTACTGAGCAAGGACGAGATCTCACCATCAGCCGCCGACATATAATCACTCAGCGTTGTTAATAAGGTTTCAAACTCACCAAGTTCAATAACCCCACTCATAAAATCAGTAATGGCTTGAAATAAAGCACTGGCTGACTCATCGACAACCGCAAAGGCCGCATCATTTTCACCTTGGATTGATCCAAACAATTCTGTGGTATTTGAACAACTGCTAGGAACAGCATCACTCATCGCATCCAATCGGTTGACTTGCTGNGCCATCGAACTCATTTGAATAGCACTATCNGCCGTGGTCGCCATGGCATTCACGCTGCCTGTAATATTNGTATTGGTACTGGCAATGCTGTCTCTNGCTGAGGTTAGCACCGCCAAATCAATGCCGAGTAAATCTAATGCTGGGTTATTTAATGCGGTTTCTAATGCCATTAATTGACTACTGGTTTCACGCCCTGCATCAACCGCTGGATTTGAAATAGTTAATCCATTGTTCANGATGTGCTGATAGATATTAAGATTAAGCGCCATTATTGATTTACTCCTGGAGGCATGGATGGGTCACCGGGTTTAGAACAGATATGATCATGTGCATTAAAGAGGTTTCTATCTTCGGACATACTGCGAACGCCATCAGAGATCTCTTTAGTCGCTTCAATATTGCCTTTTTGTTTGGTGTTGCCTTCGATTTGTTGATTGCCCTTTTGAATCGAATCACCTTCAAGCTCATTCTTGCCAATCTGTTTACTGTCCGCATGAATTTCATAACCACCTGGATACTTAGCCACAAGCTTTCCGCTCTCGATGTTATAAAGCTCAGTCATGCCGTTGCCATAATCCACCATCACTTCATTTTCCTTGGTGGTTGGTGCTGGGTATTTGCTAGACGGTAATCCCATTAAAGCCACTGCATTATTCAAGTTAGTGCCAGAGCCAAGGTTAACCAATAAACACAACTCACCCACTGAAGGACGGCGATAATGGCTCACTTTACCGCTACAAAAAACAAAGAACGGGACGCCTTTTACTTCGTTGTCACCCGTTTTTATATCGACGGTGGTTTTACTGGCCTTCTCGACCACAGCAAGACGAATGAGATTAGCCAGATTACCTCGAAGCTCTTCAAGTTCCTCTCCTTGCTCAAGTACTTTGTTTTCTAGTGACATGATCCTTTGCATGATTTGAATAAACATAGTTTTTTACTCCAACCAAGATTCATCCACTTCACCAATAGACACTGACTGTCTCACCGTGACCGCTCGAATAAGATACCCATGCTCATCATCAATAATTTGAGGCTCATTAACGATATAATCTGGCAATTCAACCGAGTCACCCAATCCAAAATAACTGTTCTGAAATTCACGCTCGATACGTGATGAGGCATCCAAGGCTTCTAAATCAAAACCTTCATTAGACGTATTCACCGTAATGGAAAAAATCAGCTCAATGCTGTGCTTTTCTCTGCCATCGTTGGTGTCTTCTTTCATTATTTTGGATTGACCACATCGATAGGTGATCTCAACCGTTTCAGGACTGCTTGCTATTCGTTTGTATGAACTTGGAATTTCAAGAGCTAACGTCGTTTCTAAATGGTCAATCACCGCCTTGACATAGTCAGACGGATTTCGCAGTAATTGATATGATCTCTTCATCAAAGAACTTCCTAAATTGGGCATCCACTTGAGGCGTTAATGTGGCAATGATGTCTGCTGTTTCTTTATCAATGGGTTCGGTAACGGCGCGTATTTGGCGTCTTGCTTTCGCACTGCCAGAATGAGGCGCATACCGCTCAAAAACTACGGGTGTTCGACCATTGCCAATGTAACGAACAAAAGCATTGTCGTATTCTTTGTTACCCACTCGAACCACTGAACCGCCTAATTGGATAGGCTCACCAAAACGATGAGCCGCCAAATCATTGGTACCAATCCAAAGCTTGCCGGTGTAATTGCGGTTCTTCACCCGATTAAACGGTTTTAAACGATCATTAAACGTTTTCAGTTTTAATTCCGTTTTCATCTCCGCTTTGGTTTTCACCTTTAGCCATTGGTTAGTTCGTCGAGCCGCCTTCATAGCCGCTTGTTCTATATGCTCAGGAAGATAGGCCAACTCCTTGAGCCAAGCCGTATCAACACTTAGCATATTATTCCGCCCAATCTCGGCGTTTTGATGCACTTTCCATCATCAACGCGTATTCAAACATCCCATTACAGCCGCTTTGAAAACTCACTCGATAGGTATTGCCTTTATGCTCCACAGTGGATTGCTCCGCTATTTTGCTATCAGTGATCATCGCTAAACGCTGCAATCCACCTTTTTGGCGAGCCTTAACATAAGCGGTAATGACTGAGCTTTCTTCACTCGGAGAGATCACCGTTTTCTCATCACCCATCGCATCTAAAATGGCTTCATAAGCATCCGCTCTGTTTTCATCAAAATCAGACATTACCGCCCCTTATTACGCCGTTTTAATCTCAGTAATTAAGCCACCCGTTAACAGCACACCGCCATCGACGAACACACCAATTGGCTGAATGACTGCGTCCACTTCCGTTGGCAGCGTTTTTGTAAATTCAACACCATCAAAATATGCTGGTGAGCAATCAAACATCGGGTTATCACCGGCTTTAATCGGACCATCGAATAAACCGCGAGTCACGCAGCTCACCACAACACCTTCTTCAGCGCTAAAACTTGGAACAACAAGCAAAGCGCCCACTAAACACGGCTCATCCTTTACAAAACCACCTGCAGGAGCCGCAATACTGAGTTTGTTTCCATCACATAAATGCATAATCATTACCTATAAAAAAAGGAGCCCGAAAGCTCCTATAAATGAACACAACAACCTTACTTAGCCGCTGCGAATGTGCCTTTACATAAACCACGGCGATCAGTCACTTTTGCCACAATGTCATAAGTGATACGCATCTTGGCACCATCAGAGGTAAAGCCATCACCCGTTTCTAACCACGGTTCTTCCTGACCATCTAAGAAGCCCATTACCACCGCTTCAAAATCTTTGGTGGTTAAACCAATCGCACCATTCACATCTTTCATGCGACCGGTACTGATCACTTCTTTAAACTTATTGAACGCAGGGTTGAACGCATCCGGCTTGCTGGCCGTTGCCAATACCGCTTCAATCATTGGTGCATGATCATGACTTGCCAGAATGAATTGGCTTTCTAAATCTAAAACATCACCGCCACTGGTTTCAGTTGTTGCCAGGGCTTTATGCATCGCAAGAATAAGTGCTTGGTAATCCCCTGCAGTGATCCCCGTTTTATTGTTAGCACCATGAAACACTGATTCACCATCACTCATCTTTCCAGCAAGGATGGCATTGAAGATCAACTTGTCGGATAAACGACGGCCTGATTGGAAGAACTTACGTGGAATTTTACTCAGCAAGGCAATTTCATCATTGATGATGGCTTGGCGAGTAATTCGGAACTCACGACCAAAGGTTGCCAGTTGAATTTTCTCGCCCGTTCCTTTGATTAGGGCTTGTTTGTATTCGCCATCTTCCTGAATGCCCATTAAATCTGGTGCATCATTGATGGTGATAAGTTCGGTTTCTTTAAAGTTCGGTAAACGCTCAGTGCTTGCAAACTGACGCCANAACGGCGCTTTNACNTTCACTTCATCACGAATAACCGTTCTTACCCCTTCGGTTAAAATCTCAGAGAAATCACTGGTATTAAACGCTCGTGCCACCAAGTCTTGCTTACTTAGCCCTTTACCTTCATTACCTAGTGACGCTTTGGCCATGTTAAGTAATGAATCACTTGAGAATGAGTTGTCCTTCTCAACCGTTTCAGTGCCTAAACGTGCATTTAAAGCGTTTTGTAATTCCGCTTTGATGTGATTGCCGTTACCAGCATGAATGTGAGTTGGTGTAAGGTTTGAAGGCGTTGGGGTTTCTTTGCCTGTCGCACTTTGAACACCAATGGCAGCAAGGATTTGAGCCGCTGCATTGGCTTCATTACAATCCATATCATCAAGCATTGAATTGAGTAATTCGTCTTTCACTTTATGTTGAGCGCATAGCCCACGAATCGCCGCTTGGCGTTGGTTTTCTTTTTTTACTGCATTTTGCAGCTCTTCATTTGGTTTTGGCATAGTAATTACCTGTTTTGGCTCTTGGGTAGAGGGTGGAATTGAATTGGATAACGGCTCAGCTTTTGGTTTAGGTTCCACTGAAATGGCGTTTAACAGNGCATCAGGCGTATGTTTAAACGCGCTTAATGCNTCTTTCTTAATACCNTCAAAGCAGTTGGTTAAATTAACGGGGTCAATGACTTCGTCCACCAAGCCAAACGCGAGCGCTTCGTCTGCGGTAAACCACGATTCTTTTGCCATTGCCGCCAATACGTCTTCATTTGATTGGCCTGTCTTTTCAACATACGCATCCGCAATGGTTTGTTTGGCGTTCTTAATTTGAGTNAGTGCGCTTTCAAGTTCTTTCTCTCCTCCCCATGCCCCAATCGATGGGTCGTGGATCATAAAGCTCGCGTTCTCTGGCATCTGAATATGATCACACGCCATCAAGAANTACGTCGCAATGGACGCCGCGAGNCCATCCACAACCCCTGTGGTTTTTCCTTTGTGNGCCTTAATCGCATTAAACATGGCTAAGCCTTCATAGACTGANCCCCCAAAGCTTTTCACATGAAAAACAGCGTCTTGAGTNCCAACCGATTGAAGCGCACGAATTAAATCAATNGCCTCAATGTCATAGCTCCCAATGTCNCCGTGNATCCAGACTTTCACTGGCTCTGCNTCACCTTGGTTCTTTAACGTAAACCACGATTTAGCTTTGCTTGCNTTTGGCATTNTTAACCTCTTTGTTTGAGTTAGATGAAACCAAGCTATGAGCAGGATCNGATGTGCTGACGATGTTCATATCATTGAGCTGCTTACGCTCCGATTGCACTTCAAGGCGTGTTGCCAGTGGGCTAATGTTTCGCTCACGTTGTGCCTGACTTAATGAGAACAGCGATAAGCGAGTGCCTTTTTCAATTCCTGTCATTTCTCTTGATGGGTCAATCCACGGCATCACCGGTGCTTGGTAAATCGCATTAAAAATGGAAGTTTTGTCCACGCCTTTTGGCACTTTTACTTCACCAGAAAGGATTGCCATATTGAGCGCATGACGGTATTGAGGACGGGTCCAATTAAGAATGAACTTGCGTTGAAGCACTCGATAACGTGAATAGCTATCGACCAACTCTTGTCGCTGCGATGAATAACTGCCGTTGCTGTAATCTCGGGTTACGCTTGAGTTATTCACACCAGCACCAGAGCTTGCCAAGCGAAGTTGAGCATCACGAAATGGCGAGCTCATCGCTTCTTTGCGGTTACTCTCCACCATGCCTGCATCTTCACCTGGTGAAAGCTCAAAGCTGTTACCCATGCCTAGGAACATGTCACCATCACGCTCTAGTGATTCATCACTACCCACCTCACGTTTAATGAAGTAGGTAAAGCGGCTGGCAATTTGTGCGCTGACTCGTTCGGATTGGTCGTAGTCGTCAATGTCATCAATCAGATCCACAATCGAATGAAGCAATGAAATGCCACGGTTTTGATGAAACCGCCGNGAGAACTTCAAATGCACCATAAAGAACGCATCAATTTCGACAAACTCAAACCCATGNGCGTCTTGTTGAATGAGATAGCTGATGGCTTGGCCTAACTTGTTGCGCTTAATCCCCTCTAACACNCCATTTTCAGGCTCATTAATTCGATGAGGAATAAAATCAGGCTCAAACGGCTGAATAGCAAAAGGCGTATTGCTTGGATATAACAGTTCTTCATGCTTGCCCATGTATAAACGACCAAACACTTCACCATCACGCAGCCAAGTACGACACGCTAACCATTCAGTTTCACTTCGAGAATGCTCAGCATCGATGTTTTGATTAAGTGAAAACAGCTCTAACCATTTACTGATGGCTTGAGCAAACTCGGTGTGTACTTCTCCTTTCATATCGAGTGGTTGAGGTTCAATCATGATCCCATTGGGACCAATCACGTTAGAACAGAGCTCATCCAAAATACCCGTAACTAACGGATTGTTTTCATCCATGTGGCGAACACGCTCACGCACCGCTTTAGCGCCACGATTGACGCTATTGGCAGAGCCGGATGATTTCTTATTAGGTCGCTTGGTATGAGGATTACTTGGAAGTGAGGCGTTGTATTTATTGAGAAGCTTTCTGTCGTATTGCCGTTGAAGTCCTGATTTGGGGTGAAAATACCCCACCATTTTATCGATAAAATTACTCAAGATAATTTCTCCGTATCATGGAACGACGACCACCTTGCCGAGAACGATTCAATTGCCCTTCAAGACGTAAGATTTCAGCGCGAACGTGGGCTAAATTGGCTCGGGTTAACTTCTCCCCATCCGCCGTTTCAACCGCTTGGCCTTTTAATATCTTGCGCTCAGCGTCGTAATACCACGACAAACGCTCTTGGGTTGTTGGTGCTGTTATCATCCGTAAATTCCTTTTGAGTGCTTATAACGACGTTTAGGTTTACGAACAAACTCATGCTGTTCGACTGAATCACACACATTGCTGTTAAATTGCCATTCTGCTGCCCACGCCGGTGGATTATCCCAATTGATACTGTCACCATCTTTGTAATGCATTCCTGCTTCGGCGTAGTTACATAAATCAAAGGATTCGTTGCGTACTTTCGGTGGACACTCCCACAGCCCTTTTTCATTAATAAATTCGGCGGTCAACTCATCAAACCATGAACGCTCAGCCCAGGCAGGAAGATGAAAGAAACGCGCACCGAACTCTTCACGCTCATAGCTAGACGAGACACGGTTTTTTAATCGGTTGGTATTGAGCAGCAATAAAGGAATTTCACCGTGAGCGTGTTGGCTTCGCTCATCAGGGAAGCTTTCTTTGACCAAGTCTTTTTGGTTGTGGCTTGAGCCTTTAACTAATCGAAATAAGTGTTCAAGCCGTTTGTGTTTTAAACGCTTAAAGAACTGATAAGACAATTCCGTCACACTGGTGGCTTTGCCATCTTTCTCAGCACCCGAGCCGCCAGAATCACACAAGGTTAAAACAGGCTTCATGCTGCGCCCTGATTCATCCGCCAAGGGATAGGTTTTTGCTATTACTTGGTCAATCAACAAATCCCAATCTTCGGCATAGATAGCTGGGTTAATGCGATCATCATTTCGGTTTGGGTTCATGACGATTTCAAAGCGATCAATGATCCAACGTTGCAACCCTTCGCCAAACACTTGCGCCTGAACAATGAAACGAGGGTTTGATTTACCGCCTTGAACATCGATAGACATTATTAAGAAGCGCCCACCATGAGGAATAACCCCTCTTGGATAACTGCTGGCACGCTCCATCAACTCATGAGCCCCAATCTCAGAGCCTCGACCTTGCATGATGTAAGAGCGCCCAATATCAACGTTAAAAAAGGATTTTAATGATTCTTCATCGCCATTATCTTCAAACCGTTGCGCCGCATTAAGATAACGGTACACCAAACTTTCCCAGCTCTGATAAGCCGCAACCACACCTTCAAACCAAAACGTTGCCCATTTTGATTTTCGTATCTGGCTTTCATCAACAACCACTTCACCAAACTGGTTAACTTCACCTTCACGAAACCACTGTCCATCAAGGTTTAAAGTGCTTTTTTTGTTTTCAGTGATCACATGACAACAGCGAGGACACTCAACATACGCAGTTTTTGCCGCTTCTTGATAATCGTCTAATGGCTCCCATTTCAACACTTCAAAGTGCGGTAAGAAATACGCATCACAATCAGGACAGCACCAGTAAAAACGACGTCTGTCCCCTTGGTTATACAGTTGAGCAATACCGCCACAAGGTTGCGCCTCATGCGGTTTTAAATCTTCGGCACGTTTTGGCATTCGAACCACACGACCTGGGGAGCTTTCCGCCATCGCCATGCCTGAACTTTTGGCGTTTTGAATACGTTTAAGCATCAAGCCAAACTTCGAACCCTCTTCACCAACGGAATCATCCGCACGATCATAATCGGTACAACCGGCATAACGATACGTTGAGGCAGATAAACTGGTTTCGGTTGCGGAATCCAACTTCAAGTTCATCCCGTTTTTAAAGCGTTTATTGGCAATGTTATCGTCGGCCTTTCGTCCTGTTCGTAACTTGTCTATCTCTTGAGTGGAAGCAAAGCAGCGAGCCAAATCAATCTTACTCATTTCATTGGCTTTGGTTTTTGTACTGTAGATAAGCAGCATATCACCAGGGGCTTGAGTTACTGCATAATTCACCCACCCTTCGACCATCGCTTTGGTTTTACCCGAACGCGCCGGACCAACCACAATAACCGCTTCATAAATACGACGAGGCAAGCAGTTCATCGGCTCGCGCATGTAAGGCGTTTGAGAGGACATGAACTTGGCCACATCCGTACCATCTGAGATCCACAAACCTTCATCCGCCGCTTCAACGGGTGTTTTATCTGCTGGTAAACAGAGATACGCAAGGGACTTTCTTATTGCTTCGGCATCCGCAAACACCACACCCAATTTAGGATGAAACGGAGGAAACTTCATCACACACCTGCTTTAAGTCTTTATTAAACAAATCTTCTAACAGCTCTAACTCTTCAGGCTGAGCGTTAGGGATAGCGGTTTCAATCCGTGTAATGGCGTTAACCGCAAAGGTTTTCATCGAAGCAATCACCAACCCCACCTGACTTTCCATTTCAGGCGTTGCCACTAATTGCAAAGCGTCTTGTTGTAGACTTAGCTTTTCACGCTCGGCCTGAACAAACGCACGAAGCTCTGCGGCGGTTTTAAACCCCATTAGATCGGGTGCATCGGTTTCTTTCATTGGGGCTTTGCATAAATACGGAGCCACTTGAATGATGTCATACAGTGGCGTATTGCCTTTATTGGCGATGGGCTCGATACCGGCTTGTTTTAGTTTTTTGCGAATGGTTGAACGGTGATAATTAAACCCTTCAAGCTCAGAGAGATTCCACAGACGTTTTTCATTATTCATAAAGCCTCACTGAGTCGAGTCCTCACCGTACCCATAAAAGTTACGTAAATGCTGAATTTGATTAGCACACAAGCGCCACGCTTCTAACCAAACCGGATCACGTAATACCGCTTCACCGTACGTTTTTGGTGGTGATGTAAATGGAATTTGGCATTGAACAAGGTAAGCGGATGGCGGAACAATCAAACGGTCTTGATACTCAGTCACCACCTGTTTGGTAGTACAGCCACTTATCAGCGTTAGGGATAGGCACATCACGACAAATTTCATGCTTAATCACCTCTTTAATCACGGTTACGGTTTGAATGGTTTGTTGTTTTTGTTTGGATTGCTCAAGCGCCAATGCATCAGCTGCCGTTTGAGCTTGTTTGATTTCTTGGTTTAGGTTGCTAATGGTTAAGGC